AAACTTCTCAACTTCTCTTAATTGATACTTTAATTCTTTAAGACCCATTGCCATCTTTTTATGTGGATGCATGGATTCATCGTTTTTTAATTCCAACCATCTATTTACAGGTCTTTTTACTTTGGCTTCATTAATATTATCCATATCATTATCCACCACAGTATAACCCATAGATGTTGCAACCTTTTTCTTTCTTTTTTTGTCTTTTTTACTTGAAAATGCGTATGGGGTTTGATAACCAGCTACATTTGCGGTAGTAGTGGCTTCTTCTAATTCTTTCTCTACTTCATCAAGAATTTCATCTAAGATTTCTTTAAGACTTTTTTCCATTGACATTATTTATCTCCTTAATCAACTCATAAGACATCATCAAAGCTGAAACTTGCTCATCGGTAATTTTTTTACCAATTTTTTGCTTCTTTAAAACATTTATAGTTTCTCTCAACTTGATTTTTGTAATCTTATCTTTCATTCCTTTATACAATTCGTGTAAAGAAGTGATAGTTTTGATTAATTCCTTTTCAAAATACTCGTTGAACTTTGAAGTGTTATTAACATTGTTTATATACTCTCTAAGCAATGATTTTTGTTCACTATTTAGTGATGTATATTTTTTGTTAAAAGTTTCAACTAGAATTTTATATGTCAATAATCTTAAATCCTTTTCTTGTTTTCTGTATTCTTCTACTAACTTATCTTCTTTCTCTTTTAATTTTGGGGAATTAGATGAGATATGTTCTACAAGAGTAAGTTTTGAATCAAATACATCTTTTACATCAAGGACATCATTTTTTTTACCTTCAAACAATTTATGAATTGAAGCTAAAATTTTATAGTTTGTTACCGGGGAAGATAAGAAATGTTTAATTTCAAAGTTCTCCTTGATAGATTTTACAAGATTATATTTTTCTCGTTGAAGCGATTTATAATCTATTTTTGTATGTGCTTCTAATATAGCATCGATAAACTTTTCGGCTTTTGCCTCTGAGTTGTACTTTTCATTTATTAAAAGGTTGAATAATCTAAGTTCCTTAGACATTTCAGTACCTTTACCATAGAATTCTTTTATAATACCCTTAGCTTTTTCTTCACTCCCATTAATTATTTCAAGAGTTACTTGCCTTGTGAGTAATTCAAAAAGAAAACCAGTATTTTTAAATTTTGAATGTTTTATTTTTCTCATCTTTATTTTTTCCTATTATGATATAGTAAATTTTCCCTAATATAAATATAGATTTATACAAGTTTAATTAATTTTCTGTATCTTTGAGGAGATTTTCCTCATCTAACATATCTTTAATTTCGTGTAAATACTTCTTTTTTGCAGCAATTCCACTTATGTATTCAATTGCTTTTTCTTCAGATGTAGTATTCTTTCTTGCATCTTTTCTTTCTTTATTACCAAGTGGGTCTCTACCATATGGATGTTTATCTTTTCCATAGGTTCCACCTTCTTTTGGTCTACCACCCTTATCTTTTATTTCTTGTTTAAGTGCCTCTAATGATTCTTCTATATCATCCGGTTCATCTTCTTCAAGTGCAGGGTCATTACCTTCATCTTCAATCATTCTATATCTATATCTATCCTTGATATCTTCAATAATTTTAGTTCTTTCTTCGTCTTGACCATTATCAGTTACCTTAAAGATGTTTTCGTAAACCCAATCTTTAGATAACATATTTAATCCAATAACATCATGAGCCAATCTTACCTTTTCTGACCATAAGTTTAATTTTTCTTGTTCATAAATGTAAGATGGATTAACTAATTGTAATTCAAAATTTACCATTTCTGAATCTTGAATACCTTGTGAGTATAAATGTACGATTGCAATCTTAGTTAATTCTGATATTACAGTTCTTTGTATTCTTTCAATTGTTCTTGCAAATCTTACATCTTCTGCTGCTAATGTTGCTTTACCTGCGATGTTCTCTTCGTATCCTAAGTAAGCCTTTGGAATTTTTAGTGCAGCAAACAATTTGTTTTTTAAGTAATCAATATCTTCAATAGTAGCATATTCTAAACCTGCAAGGTTTTCAATGTTAGTACCACTATCACCACCTCTAACTGGTAAGTAGAAATCTTCAGTTAGATTTTGCATATTATACTTTAAGTTATAATCACCAGTATTTCTATCAACGAAAGGAACTTTCTTCATTTTGTTGATTATTCTTTGCATATAGTTATCAACCTCTGTTGGAGGGATATTTCCTATATCTACTTTGAATACTCTTTTTTCTGGTGCTCTCATGATTCTATGGATTAACATTGCATCTTCCATTAGAGATAATTGTTTCCATAATCTTCTACCATTCTCAATCATTGATTTACCATATGGTAACCAGTTTGTATCTGCTAATAATCTAAAGTGAGCGATTTCAAAGTTTTCATATTCTTCTTTTCCATTTGGGTCCTCAGTAATTTTAAACTTTACTGAATTTGGATTTGATGGGTCTGTTCTTTCTAATCTTTCTGTGTTGTAAACAGAGTGGGGAGTAACATTTACGATACCTTTACCTTCTGCTATTTCTAAACCTAAGAAGAAATCTCCATACTTACACATATTTCTTACCCATGGCCATAGATTAAATTCTATGTTAAGGATATCATAAAATAAGTTTCTTAATATTTCATGTACTTTCTCATTGTCTGAGATAATTGTAAGTGTATCACCAAATTCGTTCTTTAGTGTAGATTCATCTGAATATATATCTAGTGCTGATGCTAATATTGGGTCGTTATCCATTGCATCGTAATCTCTAAAAACTTCTCTACGAACTTGTTGGTATGCCATTGATTGTGCACCACCTGCCTGTTCGAAGAAAGATTTTTGAATCTTAGTATATCTATCTCTTAATGATGATAGATTCGTTTGTTGTCTTTCATCAGTATCTTTTACAACTCTATTACCCTTCTTATCGATGGTTACCACCGCTTGGGCTCTGAATAGTTTTGTTAATCTACCAAAAAATGAAGTATCTGCCATTTTATTCCTAATTTAAATTATAACCTTTATTATTTTTTTACCATGCTCTACATGACCAGTATCTAGCTTTGTGTCTTGGACCTGGATTATCACAATTGTGTCTTGCTCTAAAAGATTTTCTCCTTGCAGGATTACTCTTTTTAATTTTCATTGTTTTCTCTCCACCTTTTCCTTTATGACCAAAGTTTACTTTTACTACATTACCTTGGGGATTTTTAACATATACTTTGAATTTTTTAACATCACCTCTTGTTGGTTTACCAAGTTTTACTTTTCTACCTTGGTATTCGGCTTCGTTAATATCTGGTTTATACGATTCCATGAATTCTACGAATTCTTTTATATCATAATAGTTTTCTACAAAGTACTCCATACAATAACTTTCATTTTCATTTAGTAAGTTTTTCATTGAAATCATAATATTTTCTCCTTATATTATAAATATATAATTATTTAATTAACCAAGTTAAATCTTCATCAGTATCACCAACTCTTTGTTTCCATGGATTATCTTCTAATTGACTATTTCCTCCAAATCCCATACCTGCAATATCTAATTGATGGGCACCGATTCCTCCTAATGCCTGTTTAGTCAAATCAATTCCTTCCTGTCTCAATCTTAATGCAGTATCTCGAACCCAAAGACCAATTGCAAATGCCATAGTCAAATCATCGTTATATCCTTGCATTGCTTCTGCCCTATTTCCTTTCCATATGAAAGTAAATAATTCATCTATTAATCTACCAGAACGAACTGTAACTGATTTATCTCTAAAATAATCATCTAACTTTGATATTATCAAAGGTCGTGTTTTTGAAGTTGTCGAAAACCCAGCAACCATTCCTCGTTCCTCGGCTCTGTATTTATTTGATAGTTGATGTTCAACATCTACATACTTTAAATCTTTACTCATATAGAAAAGGTTTTGATATCCTCTATCAATTACTTGTTGTATAACTGCCCATCCAATATTTGCGTTTTCAATTACAAGTAATGCTTGATTGTAATCAGTTGCAAGAGAAACTAAAAAGTTTCCAAAATCTTTTGTATCTAATTTACCTTTATATTCTGCAACTTGAGTTGCCTCTTCAATATCAATAACATGACATGCCGAATAATCGGTTGAATCTCCTCTAGCAACATCGGCAACAACCATATAACCTTTATTATAATTAGGATATTCCCACTTCCAAAGGTTTCCATCAAATCCTGTCTTTTCAATTGGTTCTTGTATATAAGATTCCTTATAGAATTGTAAAAGTTGAGGGTCAATCACAGTATCACCAGATGAAACGAAATCACAATCACATTCTTGTGCTGCTCCCTTTACTCCTAATAGTTTTTCTTGTTCATCTCTCCAATCTTGGTCTCTCTCTGGATGTACTGTCCAATGTAATCGGATTGTATTGAAACCATTCTCCTCTTCTTCTGCACCTACCCATGTTTTGTGAAAGAAATTTCCGACACCGTTAGGGGTAGAAAGGATAATTGCATTACCACCAGTTGATAAGGTAGATTGTGATGATATCCAAATATCTTCAATCTTATCAATAAATGCTGCTTCATCAAATACTAAAAGGGATAATGCTTCAGAACGACCGGCATCACCAGCAGCTGAAGTTGCTTTGATTTGAGAACCATTTGAGTATCGTAGAGATAGTTTGTTATCTTCTACTGTATTTTGTTTTAACCAACTTGGTAAGTATTGATTCATTACTCTTACTTTTGTTACCAAGTTTTTTGCAACCTCTTGTTTAGTTGCAATTACAAGTACATTAAAATCTTGATTGAACAACATTTTCCATAATGCAAATCCTGCAGTCAAGGTTGAGATACCCGTCTGTCTTGATTTGAGAATAATATTGTATCTATGTTTTGTAAATTCATCTAAAGTTCTTTCTTGAAACTGATATAAGTGAAAAGGTATCTTACCTCGGACAGGATGTTGTATCATACAATACTTTTTCATAAAATGTATTGGGTCTGCCGCACATTTCTGATACTCTAACTTTATAATTTCTTTTAAAGAAGCTTTAGCCATTTATTTTTTTCCTATTTTCCAATATAGTGATGTTCCAACAAATGGTTTGTATTGTCCTGCCTGATTAGATAAACCTAAATTTAATCCATAGATATTCATCTTTTTGGTTTTTAACAATCCATTCAAACTAAAGTTACCAAATCCATTTGTTTGGTCAACTCCTACTCCGAAACCATAATAAAATTCGTTTTTAGGTAACTCTTTTACAATTGTAGTATTGTAAACAGTTGGAATCTTGAAGAACCAATCTATTTCTCTTGATTCGATTCTATTTTGTGAAATAACATCAGTAAGAATACCAAATCCTAGATTACTAGGTGGTTTATTACCTACTGAATCGGTTACTGCTGTTGGAAAATCATAATCGAGTTGTAATGTATCCTTTACAGTAACTTTTGAGAAGTAATCTTTTATTATAGCAAGTGAATCTACATCTACTGGTATCTCTACTTCCTTGATTACTTCTTTTGTAATGTACTTTGGTACATATTTGGTTACCTTAACTTCCTTTTCTACATAAACTGTATCTGTTTCTTGTTTTAGTAACTCAAAATCTTGTCCGTCTACATTTATAATTTCTTTATCTCCATAATCAGAATCACATCCTCTCATTAAGAATATGGTACTAATTAAAAGAAGGATTAATATCTCCTTCCATCTCTTTGCTAGTAAATTAAATATAATGTTCATAATTTTTTTCCTTTATCTTGTTAAAAGCTTCTTCCTTTTTTGCTTCTAACTCTTTTATTTCTCCTTCACCATAATCAATGAGTTCTTGTATCTCTGCTCGTACCTCATCAATTGGCTTTGGTAACTTCCAAGTTTCTGTTATCTCACCTTGGTCGTTATGCATGGTGTATTCTTCTTTCAAATCACCTAATGATTCTCTATATTGTTCTAATTTATGTTTACCATAGATAATCATTCTAGTCCATACTTTGTAATTTTGATAATCTTCCCATAAACCTGCCGTTCTAATTTCGTGTTCTCTATCAGCAGTACAATTTATACAAAATCCACCTTTTTCTATGAACTTTTTATCTTTTGCTGTAATTTTCTTAGTATTACACTCAGAATTTTTACATCTTGACTTTTCTTCTAAATATTTTCTAATTTCTTGGAAGGTTTCAGAATTTTTATTTGTTTTAAGAGTATATCCTTCCTTCTTTTCGTATCTGTGGTGTTCATCTTCCCAAACATCACCTACTTTTCTATCTTCTTTCTTTGATTCCCAGCCAACACTTTGATTTTTCTCGTATTTACCAGTTTGAACCATATCAACCAACTTTCTTCGAGTTGGGTGCATATATTTCTTTTTGAATTCTTTACCCATTGTTATATATTAGGTTATAATTTTATATATAAATATATCAAATTAAAGAAACCGATAAATTTTAGAAGAAAATACCAAGGATTTGGTTTACAGATGCAAATGTACCAGTTAATTTAAATGTATTTCCTTTATATAAGAATACGATACCTTCGTTTGGTACAATTTTCTTAGAACCACCGATAGAATTTAACCTTCCAAGTTCTAATTTTAGTTTATCAATCTTTTTTGGGTCACCTGATTTCTTAACATCTTTGATTGTTTTATCAATTCGTTTCTTTATATCACGAACTGCCTTATCAGGATTAACTGTAAGTGCTGATGAAGTAAATTCTAATACTTCCGCACCTAATCCTAAGAAGATTTTCTCAAATTTCATTAGATTATCTTTTGATATCTTCTTATGATTATCTTTATCTGTTTTCTTAGCCCATTCAAGTGTTTTAGAATCGGTAATATTCCTATTATCTAACCTAAACTTCTTATCCATGAATGCCCATCTCTTAACTAACCCCATTTTGGTTTTATTATCAAGTGTTGATGGTGAATTTTTATCAACCCATTGTTCCCACCATGCTTGGTGGTAATCAGCAACACCATCTGTATCCTTTAATTTAAATTCTTTTTGTAATTTAGAGATTTGTGATGAGTATTTACTTCTTTTCTTTGATAAATCAGTAGATTTAGGTAATTTTACAACAGGTGGGCCTTGTATTGTATAGTTATCTTGTACATCTTTGTTAACTTGTTTAATCATACCAGCTAATATTCGTGCAGCTTCACCATTTTCACCTATCGCCTTACCTTCCATATCATATTCCATCGTTCCATGGAATACAAGTAACGCCTGACCGTAAGGAATCACATTAACTGATGTTGGATATATCACTTCAAGGTTCATAAAACACGCACCTTGTTTGAATATCTTATCTCTTTGTTTATCATTAAGAGAAGATATAGCATTTGAAAGGTCTTTCATTGCATAATTGTATGCATCACTCAATCCACCTCTACCTTGGAACTTATCCGATACTCCTTTGATATCTAAAGCGTTCTCACCTTTGTTTTTAAGGTGTCCTTTGTTTCTCGCTGCTACTAATCTTCCATCTCTCCATGATATTGCAAGTGCCTGACCATCTGTTTTCTCTCTTGTAAACTCTAATGTACCCTCTAAAGCACGATTTACGATATCTTTTAGTTGTCCAAAGGTTAAATTGATATCAGTATCAAATGGATGAGACATATGTCCATACGCACCACCTTCTGTAATGATACTTTCTTTCATGAAGAGTTCTTTTTCTCTATTCTTTATCCATAAACCTTTCTCTGGCCCATCAGGTATATCCTTTGGTACATCTTTCCCCTTTACAGATAACTTGAATTTTACGAATTTATCAAGTTTTTTACCAATTCTTTTACCAAAATCTACAATATCACTATCTGATAACTTTATTTTATCATGTAGTTTCTTATATGGTACAATCAAATCAGGTTTGAATCCTTTTAATGATATTAAAAACACTATGGCATCTTTAATTTCATTACTATAATTGATTTTATTTAATATTTTACCTACTTTTGAAGGGTCGTTATCTCTTAAAATAAATGCAATTAAAGTAATTGGATTATTATCATGTGGATATGGTTTACTTACTTTAAGACCTGGTAGTATTTGTGGTGTAAATCCAACTTCATCACATCTATCTAAGTAAACTTTAGTGTTTTTTGATTGTTTTATTGCACTTATAAACTCATCACTTATTCTTTGATAGGAAAGTTGAGTTATTTTGTTATCTTTTTTAAGTGCATCTAAAGTTTCTTTATCTAATTTAGCACCTAATCTAGTTTCGAACCTTACTGCTCTTAATTTTCTTAATGGGTCCTCATCAAATCTTTCTTTGGCTTTACCAACTGTTCTAATAACTCCTTTTTTCAAATCTTCTACACCACCATGAAAATCAATAATCTCTTTTTTATCAATATCGTAGTATAAAGAGTTACAAGTTAAATCTCTTCTTTTAGAATCTGTTGAAATATCACAATAAACTACTTTATCTGGTCTCCTACCTTTACCAACATCTTGTCTGAATGTAGTTACTTCGTGTCCATTTATAATTATACTTCCTAAATCAAGATTTGCATTTACATTTGTTGTAGAATGTTTAAATTTACCTTGTTTAGCAATCTTAATCATTTCTTCTGGTGTTGCATCTGTTGTTAAATCGAAATCTTTTGGTTTTTTACCAAGAAGTGCATCTCTTACTGCTCCACCAACTACATAAAGTTGTTTTTTATCTTTCTTAAATGCCTTTTGAAGTTTTTTAATATCAGAAGGTATAGTCAAATTGAATTTTGTTCTAGTTGCTTTGATTTCTCCTAACCTTTGTAATCCTGCAGGTGGTGGAGTTAATGGATTATATCCAAAACATCTTCTTCTAAAATCTTGTTCTGATTCACCCTTCATTGGTTTATCACAACTTTGTTCATTTATCCTTCTATCCTTTCTTAACATCTTAAGTAATTCTTGTCCCTTACCTTTAATGTCTTTATGTACCATTCTTGAAGTTGGTCCTTGGAATAATTTAATGTAAAGTTTTTCTAAATATTCACCCTTTTCTTTATCTGATATTTTTTTGAAGATTTTATTAATCTGTCCTCTTTTTTTGTAAACATATTTTGAAAAATCTATGTATCTAAAAGAGTTTATTTCTTCTTGGTATATTCTATCATCAATTCTACCGTATTCTCTCATAATAATACCAGCAACTGCATGTGCTTGGTTTTCAATCGGTGAACCATCTGCTCCATCTTTACTAATATTTTTAATTAATCCAAGTTCATCTTGTTTTCTGTGAACTAATTCATGTGCAAGGGTTCTACAAATATCAGCTGTCAATCTATTTTCTGTTGCAACATAGATTTCTTTTGTTTGTGGATTAAATCCACCTAAACTTTTGTGTGCATCCGCATATTCTGAACCATTCATTAAAATAATCTTTGGTTTATCTTGTAGTTTTAATCTTTTACATGCAAATTCAGTAAAGTTATTGATTATTTTAATTTTTTTATCTAAATCTTCTTTTATAGGTTCGTATTGGTATTCTTTACTTGATGAAGCGTTTTTTCTATACTCTTTATTTCTTTTTGCAAACCTTTTCATATCCTCTGGTCCTGCATATCCAATCATTAATTCATTTTGTTTAGTTTTTTTCTTCATTTGATTAATGAATTTTCTATAAACACCTGCAGCAGATTTTTTACCCATTACTCTAGCTCGTTGTTCCATTGCTATTGCTGCTTGAATTTTATGAGCATGAGATTTACCACTTCCTTTTATTTTGTTTACCGATTTTTTAGCATCATCAACTGTTGCAAACTTTAATCCTTTGATTGTTCCTTTTGGATTCTCATCTGTATATAAATCAGAATGTGAGGATGAACCTCTATGTTGTCCTTTTTTTCTTGGTACTCTAGCATCTTCTGCAAAACCAATATTTGATTTATTATCAAACTTATCAGCTTCTTTAGCCCTTAATGCTGGTAAGAATCTAAATTTTGCCCTTTTGAGAACTCTTTTTCTTTTTCTTAAAACATTTTTGTGAACTACTTTTGCTTGTTGGATTGTTAAATCTTTCCTTTTTACACCTGGAAACAAATCATTCATAAACTCATCATAAACTTGTCTATATGCCTGTTTGTATGCAATCTTTTTAAGTTTAGAAAGAGGTTTTTTTCTCATCATGGTTCTTCTTCTTGCTCTTTGTATTTGAGCTCTCTTTCCAGCCATCGCTGCTTTTCTTCTTAATAAATCTGCAGGTCTTAGTTTTCCTTTACTTCTTTCATCTACAAATGCTGTTTCTTTAAGTGGTTTCATTCCACCTGCCTTTCTAACAACATTTAATTTTTTTATAATATCTTTTTGTTTTGGTGAACCAGGCATTGCCCTCATCGCCTTGTTTAGTAATTTAAGATGTAATAGTTCATCAAACTTTTCATTTAATGATTCAGTTAATCCCATCTTTTCTCTCCATGAATCAAATGCATCATAATCATACTCTTGTTTTTGTGAATCGTATCCACAATTATGACATAAATATTTTTCATTATCATTTGCCTCTATATCCCAAGAGTGATTACATTTTGGACAATCTACTGCCGTACCAGCAAGTTCAGCAATAAATCCTTCTTTTATCATTCTGAAGTTTACTACTTTTCTACCATTGATTGTTGGCATTCCATGTTCATCTTTACCAATAGTTTTAACAACTGTCTTTTTGTTTTTAAATCTACCAGTCAAAATAGTATCACCAACTTTTACAGGTAATGTAATTGCTTCATTCAAAGATGCTTCGTATTCTTTCTGAGAAACCTTATCTCCTTTTGCATCCTCTACTGATTGTTCTTTATCTTGTTTTAAATCTTCTTTATTTGCAAGTGATTTAACTAACTCATAACCAACCATCGATGCTTTACGAGTTGAATGTTTGTACCAATCAGAATACGCTTTTGATGAATAAATATCAATTTGGTTTGTTGCGGTTGTTGTACCCAAAACACCAGCAGGGAAATAAGTAACTGCCTTTACTGGCCCATCAGGATAAGTTGGATGGTCATAGTAATCTTCGATTTCTTTAGAAGTAATCATATTTACTACCTCAAATCCAATCTTTGCTGCTCTTTTTACATTGATACGAGAATATACATCATAATTAGGGAAAAAGAAGTTTGGCCCATCATCCACTTGACCTGAACTCATCTTCGAACTTTCGTTGATGAGCCATTCTTCAATTCTCTCTTTTGAAATCTCGATTACTCCTTCATTAAGTTTATCAGTAATCATCTTAAAAATCGTAGCATTAAACTTTCCATATGCTCGAGATTTAAAAAAAGATTTCTTTTGGTCATCTGACCCTACTGATAACCCATTACGAGTCTCAGTTCCACTAATTCCACCACCTTGTGATGGAGCAGCATAAACATAACCACCATCCTCATAACCAACCTCGGCCTTTCCTTTCCATGGTTTGAAATACTTTCCACCCAATCTACTTGCATCTTTCTGACCTACTACGGTTATAAAGGCGGTTGTGTTTTTATCGTATTTTTTGAGGATTTCTGTTGGAGCATAATTGTTTTTTACCTGTACTATTTTTGATTTAGGTATATTGAACATTGTAGTCATAATTTTCACCTTCTCTTTATAGTTAAAAGGTGATTTAGGTTTTTCTACTTTGTTCGAAGTACTGATAAAAACATTATTCTTTCCGAATTTTTTGACAAGGTGTTGGTATGTACCGAAGTGTCCTTTATGAAATGGTTGAAATCTACCACCATAAATTACTACGACTTTCTTAATAGGACTTACATCCTCTAAGAGCATTTGCTCTACAAGAAATTGTGAGAGTTTGTTCATATTCAATATACCTTATCAGTATATAAATATGTTATAAATAAGAATTAATGGTTTTTGTAGATGAAAGGGTCTCTCTTACGAAGTTCTTCTAACTTCTTCTTATATATTCTTTCTCTTTTTTTATTCTGAAAGTAAGTAATAATTTTCTTTATTAGGTTCATCTTCGATTAGTTTTAAAAGATTCTGTATATAAGTATTGCTTATCCTTGATTCTTGGTACGATAATAATAATTTTCTATTGTGTAAAAGTATGGGTTTTAATTTTGTGTTAAGTTCATCCCATTCTTGTTTTGATTTATTTAATAAATTTGATAACACACTACAAATTTTATCTATTCTAATCGTATTATCCTCTATCGTATCATAACTTTCATCCCAAAACTCAGAAAATGTTTTAAAACCTAAGTTATGTAAAAATTTTAACATATTAGGTTTACCAACTAATACAAATGGATGTAAATGTTGAATAGGTTTCCAAATCTTTTCCGAAAGATATGCACCAGGTTCATAGAATAAACTTTCAGTAACGATTGAAAAGTATGTTGATTTATAATTTTCTGAATCTTCAAATGCAAATCCCCATACACCTTCAATATCTTCTGTATCAACTACATTTTTTCCTAATTTTTTCATTTTTCTAAAACCTGATAGAATTTCATTAATCTTATCTTGATTTGAAAGATATGGTCCTCCCATCTCCTCATTCCTAGATGTAAGATTTAAACCAATTTCATCATGATTGTGTTGTAATGATAAATCAAAAGATGTTTTAGTTTTATCAAACAAATTATTTTCTAATAACCAACTAATGATGACTATTCTATGTGGTGCTAATCTTCTATTTAAACACAATGCATGAGATTCTCTGTTTGTTAAACCATCAAGTTCATCATCTTCAATTAAAGAATTTTCATTCTCGAATTGATTGAATTGAATTTTTTTCTTTTCTATTAAAATGTTGTAAGTATCCTTTGCTTTTGCTAATAAAGACCATGGATAAAAAGCAGTGTAGAGTAAATTATCTTGTGGGTTGTTTTTTAGATACTGTTTATAGATATCACTTGTGTTTTCTGATGCAGTGATTACTATTACCTTAGATGGATTTATATTATTTCTTTCACATGCAGCATGAATGTATTCAAAGATGTGATTTCTTATATCACCTTCGCTACTGTAATCAAATAAAATCCAAAAGTTTTTAGCATTTGAATATTCTTTTGCTCTTTTTGAAATAAAATCAAAAGCATGTCTATTTTGATGGTAATTAGTTTCAGAACCATTACAAACATTTAAATTACCAAATGGATGTATAGTATAAAAGAATTGTTCGTTTATTTGATTTGAAATTAGATTTTCGTTTTTATCATAATTCAAATCATTAATATGATAATTTTTAATATAATCTTCTGGTAAGTTGAGGTTACAATCATACACACCTATCTGTTTATATTTTTTGTTAAAATCATTTATTAAATTATGATTAACATAAAAATCGTGATTCCAAAATGTTTCAATAAAATTCCAATTGATTCCATTAGGAACCACTCCACTTGGACCAACTACATCAAATACTCTTCTAACTTTCATAATACAACTGAGGATATTCAACCATCACCCAAATACCACCTTTTAATGCTTTTTTGTATGCAGGTAATATTTTTTCATGTGAATCTAGTTTTACTACATTTGTATGTTTTAATATTGTTTTAAATTCTTCAGTATAATCTGCTTTATGTTGGTGGCCTGGGTCTAAAGGAACATCACTTCCTTTTCCAACTCTGATAATAACATTTGGATTCCACTCACCATCAGACATGATATTTATTTTATCCAAATGATTTACTAATTGGTTTGCTGCACAGATTAAAAAATCCCATCTTGGGTAGAAACTTACTACATTATGACCAGACATTGCAAGACCTAAACTCATACCCATTTGAACTTCTTCCATCACTGGTGTTTCTATCATTCTTTCTTTTGGTAAACCCTCAATAGTTTTACTCATTGGGTTTCCATAATAAACTATCTGTTGGCCGATGAATATAGTTTTATCATCTTCCATACTTAATTTCATCGCTTCAGTCAAAGCATCTAAGTATGGTGTATATTCTACTGTACTCATATTTAAGGTTTTGAGTTTGGATTGAATTGGTCTTTGTTTTCTTTATACCAAGAAAGTGCATCTCTTAATCCACTATCTAAATCGTACTTTGGTTTCCAACCTAAATCTTTAAGTTTTTGATTATCAAGTAATCTGACTGGAATCATAGGTGCTTTATTATTTACAAACTCAATAGGATTATCGTTATCTTCTATTTCTTTAATTTTATTAAGAACTTCCATAACAGTATATCCTTCACCATAAGATACATTGTAAATATCATATGTATCAACCTTTTCAGCAACTGTAATGAATCCACTCACCATATCATCTACATGAATCACATCTCTTACTTCAGTACCATCACCCCAAAGTGGAATTGGATTTAATCCATCTGCTACTTTTCTAATATTTGCTGGTGTAACATGACACTTTTCAAAATCGTACTTATCGTTTGGCCCATAAGCATTTGAAGGTCTGATGATTATACACTGCATTGGGTCGTGAATCTGATTTGAGAAGAAATCACAGAGAGTTTCACAATATCTTTTCATCCAACCTACTGCTTTGTAGACTGGTACGATATCTGGTGTTTGTACTTCCATATCTTCTGTACAAGGAACATCTCCCATATCTGGATATGTTGTATTTGAAGATATAAAGATGAATTTTTTTGCCTTATGTTTCCATGATTGTTCTAAAAGATTAACATTCATTTCTATATTAGGCGTTACATGGAGAAGCGGATTATACTTTGTATCTAACGCATTAGATGTATTAGCTGCGGCGTGAAATATAACATCACAATCTTTCGACACTAATGCACAAAAGTCTGCATCCTGCAAGTTTCCTTTAATGTGCTCTATGTTTTCACTGCCTTCAAAATCATTTCGTAAATCTCTACTCCATGATGTTGCACGAATATTTACATAACCTATTTCATATAACATTTTGATTAATCGTGAACCTATAAATCCACTTGCTCCGGTAACTAAAATTTTATCTGTTTTTTTCATTTTTTAAATTCATTTAAATAATAATCTATTGTTTCTTTTAATCCTTCTTTTAAGGATACTTGTTGTTTGATACCGAAAGATTCTGCTCTTTCAGTACTCATTAATCTTTTTGTATCACCATTTGGTTTTGTTGTATCCCACTCGATACCAACTTTAACTCCATACATATCTTCATATATTTCTACAAGAGTTTCTGCTAATTCCTTAATAGTAACACCAGTACCACTACCTAAGTTGATTGGTTGTGTTAATTTTTGTTCGTATGCCTTTATGATTCCATCAGCAACATCTCCTGCATAAATAAAATCTCTGATTGGTGTACCATCTCCCCAACAAATTAGTGGATGTTCTTTTTCACCAAATAATCTTTTGATAAGTGATGCGATTACTGTTGATTCTGGTCCGAAGTTATCGTGTCTACCATAAATGTTTGCTGGTCTTAC